GAGTTTTAGTTGCATCGCAAAGAATCGGATTTACCGATATGATTGCAAACGCGACTTCAGTTCACGCTTTACAATACAAAGCTAGTTAATAACTGGTATTTATGGTGGGGTGTGATTCCCCACCATACTTTTTTAAAATATTATGGCAGATTTAGTAACATTACAACAGTATAAAGACTTCGCAGGACTGCAAGGCGTTCAGAATGACGCTCGTATAAATGTTATTATAGATAATGTCAGTCAACTTGTAAAAACCTATTGTGGTACTACTATAATAGATTATGCAGGAAGTGACAAAACGGAATACTTTAATATAGCAGACGATTATGTTGACAGAATTATACTATCAGAGTCACCTCTTATATCTGTATCACAAGTACAGGAGAGAGAAAACCAAGCACAAGCATATACTACCCTAATCACAGAAAATTCTGACAGTAGTGGTAAATATGAATATGTGATTGACACAGATTCAGACAGTATTATTAGAACAAATAGTACTGGACATAAGTATTTTCCAAAAGGTGTAAAAGCAGTAAAAGTAGTTTATAGAGCTGGCTATACTAGCACACCTGAAGATTTAAAACTTGCAGTATTTGATTTAATTAAATACTACTTAAAAGATGAAAGAAAAGAAAGACAATCAATAGCAGGAGCAACAATAGAGAATCCTATTTCTACAAGTTTAAGAAATAATATAGGATTTCCAGACCATATTAAGCGTGTGCTTGATATGTATAAAATATATAGCTAATGGCTGTAGAAAAGCTTAAAACCTTATTTGAAAAAGACTTAAGAGCAGCTCAAAAGAAGTGGATAGGAACTACAAATTTTGCACCTAATGATGCAACAATAGTAGAGTTCACATTAGGAGGCTCAGCTGCTTATGCAGATTTTCCAGCAGCTACTACAAAAGTACTAGACGTATTTGCACAAAATGTTTTCTTTGGTAAGCAATCTTTAAAACTAGTGCAAAAAGTAAATACTCCAAGAAATTGGGCTAAAGCGGGAGCAAAAGTATTAAAAAGGTACGCAAGAACAAAAAAGATTGGCAGATTTTCAAGTTTAAAAACAAAGACTGAAAGCAAAACAGGAAAAAGAGGAACTTATATAAATCAACCTATAAACTCCGTAGGTTCTGAAATGAAAATAGCAATTTGGGAACCAAAGAGTAAAGCAAATAGTCGTATACAAACTATATATGATGCTTTTACAAAAGACATCTGGATAGAGTGGGCAAAAATGTACGGAGTAGCAAAGATAATAGGAGCCCAAGGTGGAAACTTAGCAGACCCAGATCAAGCATTCACTAGACCAGCTAGTGGAGCAGCAGGAAGAAGAGGAGCAACTAGAAGGACTACTATAATAAAAACATTTAGAAGTGCTGCCAAGAGGGAGCATAGTCCTGATACTACTACAGCTTCACAAGCAGTTAGAGATTTAGAAAATGCAATAAAAGGAACTACTCCTGGTATTAGCTATAATGGTATTAGTGTAAACACTTTTGATATTATAAAACATATTAAAGCAAATACAGCTATAGATTGGTCACTACAAACAACAAAAAATAGTATAGGTAATTATAAAGCAACAAATGTAGTAAAAATTAGTCTTGGTAAAAATCCTACTAATTTAGATTCAGATTTAAGAAAATTATTAGGAAAAGCAGAAACAGCTATTAGAGATGAACTTTCAGTAACTGTACAGAAATATTTATCAAATAAAGATTTTGAAGCAAGTACTTCAAGAAAGAATCAAATAGCTGCTGATGTAACGCAAGACATAATGCGACCTTTAACCAAAGCAGGACTTCCTGATATGAGGTTTAAAGTTAATAAAAAACATAAGTTACAAACTAAAAAACGAAAAGAAAAATTAAAAAAGAAAGAAACATATAAACCACAAAAATCGAGTTTTAATGTTTCAACAAGTGCAGTACTGTTAAAACCGCAAAAATCAACAGAAAAGAAAAAAGAAACAGATGCACAAAACTTAAGCAGATTACAAGCAATATTAAATAGAAATATTGGGAAAAAAGTACAACAAGATATGGGCAGACCTGCACTAAGAAATCAGACAGGTAGATTTGCAAATAGTGTACAAATAGAAAGACTAGCAAAGACTAAGGCAGGTATAACTGGAGACTACACTTACCAGTTAAGTCCTTATCAAACATTTGAAAATGAAGGGCCTAGAAGATGGCCTACTGGATACAATCCAAAGCCGCTAATAACAAATAGTATACGTGAATTAGCGTTACAATATACAACAGAAAAATTTACTTATCTTAGGAGAATATAATGGCGTCACAATATAGAACAGCAAGAAAGAAAATATGTGAAGCCTTAGTAAAAAAGTTACAATTGATTGATGGAAATCACCCATACAATTCAAATGTATTTAATAATGTTCATACTGGCATGATATTTTTAGATGAAATTCAAGAGTACCCGAAAGTTTGTGTGGTAGCTGGAGATGAAACTAGAGAGTATCAACCAAATGAATTCAAGTGGAGATTTCTTGATTTAGATGTAAGAGTTTATGTCGAAGACCAAGAAGACCCACAAGAGGTCTTAGCAACTTTGATGGAAGACATCGAACGCGTTATTGACGACAATGATGTTCTGATTTATGATGATACCGTAAATCCGAACTTAACAACGACTTCCTTAACGTTACTGTCTGTAACTACTGATGAAGGAGTATTAACACCACTCGGAATCGGAGAAATGACACTAACGTGTAGGTACTAAAAGAAATTACAAACTGATAAATATCTAGATTTGTACTTTCAAAGAAAATAATAGGAGAAAGCAATGGCTTTAAATCTATCAAGAAATACCAAAGTATTTGTAAGCTCTGTAAATGGAGTTGGTAGTACAGGTGGGGTAAAAACTTGCCACGTAACTACTGCTGGAACAGGCTATGCTGTAGGTGACATCGTAACACTAGGTACAACTAGTGGTAGTGGTGTAAACTTTAAGTGTATAGTAGCATCTATTACTGGAGGCGGTTCAACTGGCCCAGTAGCTAGTATTAATGTTCCTAACAACTTCAGAGGTAGTGGATTTGTAGTAGACGAAACTGCTACAGAATCTGCTGTAGAGAACTATGCTGGAACAAATAATTCAAGTGCAACAGGATTAGTTGTAACTGTTGATTCTATTGCAGCAACAACAACAGCAGATGGCGGAAGAACTGGTACTGGGTTATTCAAAGGAAACGAAGTAGACGCAAACACTTTTAGATTAGGTGTATTAGACGGATATAGCTTCTCACAAGGAAGTGATTCAACTGATGTTACTATATCAGAAGCAGGTGCTACACCGAGTAGGGGTTCAAAAACCTTTAACGATTCGTTACCACCAGCAGAATGGTCTTTTGGTACATATGTACGACCATTTGTTCATGGAGCAAACTCTTTTAGAGTTGCAGATGACCATGACTGTGTAGAAAACATACTATGGGCAGCTTTATCAGGTACAGCGTTACCTGGAGATGCAGCAGCAACTGGCCGTGGTGTAGTAGTAGGAACTACTGCTCAGGGCGGTTCTCAGTGTAATTTTGAAAAATCAGATGTTCACGAACTTATGAAACTTAATTTGTATTTCGCACTAGAAAACACAACATATAGGTTAAACGACGCACAGGTTAACCAAGCAGAAGTAGACTTCTCAATCGATGGTATAGCACAAATTACATGGTCTGGAAACGCAACAACAATTGACCAAGTAGCAGAAGCAATAGAAGATCCTTCTAAGTATATCGTTCAAGATACTAATGAAGCTACACCTACATCAGGAAATACTGATACTTATGTAGAAACTTATAACTTTGTAGATACAACAGGTCCAAGTGATGCTGACTATCTAAGAAACAAACTATCTACACTATATCTTGATGCAGACGCACAAGGTGGTGGAGCCTCATCTAATGGATTAGATAACAGAACCTATGATATTAATATCACAGGTGGTTCCATAACAATAGCTAATAATGTTACTTATGTAACACCAGAAACTATTGGTATTGTAGATAAACCAATCGGGTCATTTACTGGTGCTAGGGTAATTAGTGGTTCTTTAACCATGTACCTTGACACAAAACTAAATGGTTCAAACCAATTATTAACTGACTTAGCTAACGCGACAGACCTAGTAACAAACGAATTTGATATGAGATTGTATATGGGTGTTAGTGGTGCAGTTGGTTCAGATGGTGATGCTATGGGTGCAGATGACTTTACAGCCCCAGGTGTCGAATTTAATATGCCAAAAGCTCATATACAGGTTCCTGTAATTGAGGTTGGCGACTTGATTTCCGTATCACTAGACTTTTCCGCACATGGAACAAATCTATTAACAGGAAACGAAATGAAAGTTAAATACCTAGGAAGTACTACTCATACTCAAAGCGGCTACGCTGCTTCAGGTGCGAGAGCACTAGACGCCTAGTAAAATGTCACATAGTTTTCTCAAGGAGAGTAAGCTATATATAGTTTATGGCGGTAACAAGTATAGAATATATACTACTACCGCCATCAGCTTTTCCCAAACATTTGCGGAAGATTCGTATTCAGTAAAGACTTTGCACGATCAATCAAAAATGTTCGAGGGAACAACAGTAACAAAAGCAAATCCAGCGGATTTTAATTTTGAAGTACCTTTAACAGAAGAAAAAGATGAGTCTTTAGTCATGGACTTAATAACAGACTTAGTTGCTACAAGTGAATCAGATGTAGAATCACAGCAATTAAAGTCGTTTGATATGTATGTTCAGACTGGAAGCAGCACGTTTAAATTACAAGGCTGTATCATAACAACTGCGAATTTTAACTTTAACCCTAGAGAACAGTTTAAAGTTATAGTATCGGGACAGGGAACAAAATTAACAAGGGCTGGAAACGAAAGTTACTCCATTCCAGGGAGTGCTCAATCTGAGTCTTCCACAAGAACCCCTCTAAATACTTACCCAGTTGTAACAGTAGATAGCCTAGATATGAATAGTATTTTAGGTGTAAATTTACAGATACAAAATGATATAGAGTGGACACCTTTTGAAACTCTTCAAAGTAGTTTATCGGTTACTAACTCAAGTAATGCCATGTTTCCAAGTGCATACACGGTAGAAAAACGAATTGTCTCGGGAGCAATCGAACAATACCAAACTGATAATAATATAACACAATTTGATGATTTTAGTACTAGTAGCAATTTGTCTATAACCGCTAAAAAATCTGATGGTACAGACTTTTGGAAAATAACTTTAAATCCAGTAATGTATTCAGCAAGAATGGAAGTTGCTGATGTTTACACCCAAAGTTATGACTTTAGGTCTATAGATAATACAGCATTAGGAACTAGAATCACAACATATTCATAGGAGAATATATGGAACTTAAAAGCTTATTGGTGGCAACTAAAACCACCTGGGTTGAGTTTCCTGGCCTCGACGGTTTCGAGGTCGAACTAGCGAACTTATCCCGAAAAGAATTACTTGCATTAAGAAAAAGATGCACACAAAATAAATTTAACAGAAAAACTAGAGGATTCGAAGAAACACTCGATGACGAAAAATTCGTAAAAGAATTCACACAAGCAACAGTAAAAGGTTGGAAAGGACTAAAATTAAAATACTTAGAAGATTTAGTTTTAGTTGACTTAAAAGGGCAAGATACAGAAATAGAACTTGATTATACCGAAGATAACGCTAAACAATTGGTAGATAATTCAAGTGAGTTTGATAATTGGCTCAATGAGGTAGTCTTTGATTTAGATAACTTTCGTACAATCCAATCAGAAGAAGATACTAAAGAAACTGGAAGTGTACCTGGATCATAGTTCTGTAGGAATGAACAAAGACCAATACTTACGTATGGTCGAACAAACAGGAGAGGAAATAGACTGGGATAAATGTCCTCCTGATGCAGAAGATTTTCCAGACATAGTATTAACTGCTATGAATATTTATTATTCACTTGGAGACAGAATTTTCCCAGACATTGGATATATAGGCAAAGACTTTACTAACTTGCCTTTACTTATGAAAGTATATCATGTCGACTCATATGAAGTAGAGTATGTAACAGACCTACTATTATGGTTAGATGCTAGAACAATAGATAAATCACAAAAAGCCCTGAAAGCAGAGATGGACAGGATAAAAAGAAAGAAATAATGGCAGATTCACAAATTTTAATGGAGTTACAAATCGTCGAAAAAGGCGGTAAAATATCCATTGTTGCACAGAATATGGAAAAACTGGCGAAGGAGACCAATAAGGTTAACGACGCACAGAACAAAGCAGCAAAGTCTGGTAATAAATTTCATAAAGGACAGAAAGGTGTAGCCCAAGCGGGCATGAATACTACTAAGTCTTTTTCAAAAATGCAAGAAACTATGGGAGGCTCTTCGGGTCTCGTAGGTGCATATGCAACATTAGCTGCTAACGTCTTTGCTGCAACCGCTGCTTTCAATGCGCTTAGGCAAGCTGCACAGGTACAAACACTAGCAGAGGGCTTTGGATTTTTAGCAGGAGCTTCAGGTAGAAGTTCAGAAATTATTGCAGGTAATATTCAGAGTATTACAGGCAATGCATTATCAATGGAGGAATCACTCCGAACAGCAGCTATTGGTATCCAATCAGGATTTAGCTCAACTCAATTAGAAAGACTAACAGAAGTGGCAAAAAATGCTTCGATTGCTCTTGGACGAAATTTAGGAGATTCTGTTGATAGGTTAGTTCGTGGTGTTGCTAAACTAGAACCTGAAATTCTTGACGAATTAGGTATTATTGTAAGACTAGAAAGTGCTACTCAAAAATATGCTGCAACAATAAATAAAAATGCAAGTGATTTAAGTGAGTACGAAAGACAACAAGCTTTCTTAAATGCAACTCTAGAACAAGGAGAGTTAAAATACGGAGCTATAGCAGATGCTGTAGATGCTAACCCTTTTGATAAGTTGGCAGGCTCTTTTACAAACTTATCAAATAAAGTTTTAGGTTTTATCAGCTCAGCATTAAGTCCATTAGTAAGTTTATTCTCAAATAGCCAGTTAGCAATGGCGGGTGCTTTAACTATATTTGGTAGCACCATTGTTACACAAATGTTGCCAGGACTAGCGGATTTAACAACTAAACAGTTGGAAAACGCAGCAGCGGCAAGAACTGAAGCAGACGCACAAGAAAAAGCTGGTGAAAAAATAGCAAAAGCACAAAGAAAAATAGTAGCAGCAGGAAGTGATAGTGTAGCAAGTCCAGCTGGATTTGAAAAACTACAAAAACAACTAAAAAGAGGCAAAGCTTCAGCTAAAACTATGCAAGATGGTTTGGACTCTTTAAGACGTTCAGAAAGAGCAAGAGCAGCCGCACTAGAAAAGTATTCTGGCGAAGAACTAAAAAATAAACAAGCAGAGCTCAAAGAAATAAGAAGATTAAAAGCAGAAACTGAAGAATTAATAAGAGTAGAAGCTAATAGAGGAAAAGCTTCTTTAGGAGGTATTGCTGCTGCAGGTAGAGCAGATAGAGCAGATATAGTAGCTAGAGGTGTTGGAGACATACAAGGCGCTGGAGGTCTCGAAGGATTTAAAATTGCCTTTAAAGAAAATGCAAACTTAAGAAAAAGTTTAAAAGCTACTAGAAAAGAATTAAAAGGTGCTGGTGGCGGATTTATGAGATTCGGAAGAAGTGCACTAGCTGGTTTCCGTACTGCAGGAGCAGGAGCAAAACTATTCGGAACAGCATTACTCAATGCGATTCCAGTTATAGGTCAGATTATATTTGTAGTAGGTGCTGCATTTACTGTACTAAATAAAATGTTTGGTGCAAGTGAAAAAGTAAATGGTGCATTAAAACAGATGACAAAATTTACTGATTCTCAAGCAAAAAGTACAGAAGCTTTTAATACTGTACAAGAAAGATTAAATAAAAAGATAGCGGAATCAGGAGATGCTTATGAAATAGCCCAACTAGAAGCACAAAAATATGCTAATAGGGTAAAATTTAGTGCAGGTGTAGCAGGAGAGTTTGGAGATTCTGTTAGTAAACTACAACAAGCTTTACAAGACGATGGAGCAAGTAAATTTGTAGTAATTATGGATTCTGTAAAAAGAGCAATGAGCAGTGTCTTTGACTCTGTAAAGAAAATTCCAGAAAAAATAAATGCACTAATCAAAAAGTTTTTAGAAATGGGAGCAAAATTACCTAAAAGATTGGGTGGAAATATGTTTCAAGGTATGTTAGATGACATGAACAAAAGTGAAGAAGCTGCAAAACGTGGAAGTAATGAGTTCACACTTTTTAGCAGAAAAACTTTAGATGCATTTAATTCAATAACTGATGCAGGATTGCGAGAAGCTATAGAAAAAGAATTCGCACAGGAAGGTGGATTAGCAAATGCACTTGATATACAAGGATTCATTAATAGCGGAAAAGATTTTAATACTGTTTCAAAAGATATATCAGATAGAATTGCTAATATTGGAAAAGATTATAAAGCAGCTGACGCATCTATTGAGACTTTTTCTAAAGGTTACCAAAATCTCAATAAAACAATGAGTAAAGAAATACAAGCAAAAAGAGCTGCAAATGACTTTATTAAATTAAAAGGAAGCATTGATGGATTAATTAAAGATGTAACAGATATGGACAAAACCCTAGGACCAGAAAATGTACTAGGGCAAATTCAAAGATTATCAAGTGACGGAGAACTTACTACAGGATTAAAAAATCTAGGATTCACAATGGCAGATTTAGTAGATGCCGCAAATCCTGAAGGAAAACTAGCAAAGTTTTCAGAATTTTTAGAGGACGCATATAAGAGGGAAGTTTCCTTTAAAAATTTAAAAGAAACAACAAAAGAACAAGTAAAAATATTAGAGTCAGAGAAAAAGAAAAGATTAGAAATTTTTGGAATTGAACAAAGACTTGAAAATCTAAGAACTCGTGGAACTTATGAATTAGATGGACAAGCACAGTTAAAAGTTGCAAAAGAAGTATTTAAAGAAGAAAATACTCTCAGAGAACAAAAACGAGCACAAGACATAGCACTAGCAGAAGCTCAAACCCAAGTAAATATCGATAATCTAAGGAAAGCAAAAGATATAGGAGTAGAAGAAAGAACTGAAAGAATAAAACTAGAAAAAACACTCTTAGCAACAAAACTAGCGGCCATTGATGAGGAATCAGCTTATACACTTCTTAAATTAAAAGCAGCAAGGGCAGAAGCTTTTGATGCAGCTGGTACATCAGGAACAACTGCAGACAGAATCAGACAACTAGGAGAAGTTAATTTATTTGGTACAGAAACAGACAAGGAAGGAAAAGAAGTAAATGTAGCAGGCATTCAAGAAAGAATATCAAAAGTTAGAGAAGCTTTTTCACCAATGATGGAAGACCTTAAAGCAATATCTCCGGAAGGAGAACTTTATGCAGCAATATCAGGTGGAGCACTAAATATCGCTTCAGCTATCTCAACTATAGGAGACGCTGGAGAAGATACAGGTGCTAGATTAGAAGCTATAGGAAGCGTATTCCAAAGTTTTGGAGCAATAGCAAATGCTTCTTCAAAAGCAAGAATAGCTGGGCTAGATAGTGAAATAGCTGCAGAAAAGAAACGAGACGGAAAATCAAAAGAATCACTACAAAAAATTGCTGCACTTGAAAAGAAAAAAGAGGCAATGAAAAGAAAGCAGTTCGAAACTGATAAGAAAACAAAAATAGCAGTAGCAGTAGCAAACACAGCTGCAGCTATGATGGAAGCTGCAAAAGCTCCTCCAGGATTACCATATACACTACCAATGGTAGCTATGGCAGGTGTGATGGGAGCAATGCAAATCGCAGCAATAGCTAAGACTCAGTATGCTGGTGGAGGTACATCAAGCGTTGCAAAACCACCTTCATCTATAAATGTAGGAAAACGTGATAATAGAGTTGACGTATCAAAAGCAGCAAAAGCAAGTGAAATAGCATATTTAAGAGGTCAAAAAGGTACAGGAACAAATGCAAACAATTTCACACCAGGTGGAGCTGCAGGAATGAGAAGAGGCTATGCAGCCGGAGGAGAAGGAATACTTGTAGGAGAAAGAGGGCCAGAAGTAGTAAAACCTTCAGCTCCTATTGATGTGATACCAAATGACGCTTTAAATAAAACACCTACGAATGTAAATTTCACAATTAATGCAGTAGATTCTGCAGGAGTACAAGAATTATTATTAGAACAAAGAGGAAATATAATCGGAATGATTAGAGAAGCAGCTCATGAGCATGGAGAAGAGTTCATGGAACCAGTTAACGTAGAGGCATACTAATGGCAGCATATACAAGTTTTTTAAATATACTACCCGACCCTAATAATCCAATAGGTGATGGAGGGCAAGCACTAACGACAGGTAATGGTGGTGTAGCTGGCCCTGGGTTTGCTTCTATTGATATTCAATCAAGTAGTCCTACACAAATGTCTATGACTAATAGTGGTAGAGTAATTACTCGTTCTACTGCAGGACATAGATTTGATATAAAAATTACTTACAATCCTATGACTCGTGACCAGTTTGAGCCAGTTTATAATTTTTTATTAGAAAAGAAAGGAAGATTAAAACCTTTTTTCGTACAATTACCTCAGCAGTATACTTCAAGAAATTCAGCTTTTACTACATATACAGCGGGTACTAGCCCTACTTCAAGTGGAGCGCATACACAAGGAACAGGTTATATGCTACAAGCGGGTCATTCTTCAACTCAAACAACTGGTCCTAAACCTGGTGATATGTTTACAATATCAGACACAAACGATGCTTTACATACAAAAGCATATAGAGTAACAAGAGTAATGACTAATTCGGACTATCACTCAGGATTACATTCTCAACCTTCAAGTACTCAAAGAATTGTATATTTTACACCCTCCTTACAACGTTCTGTAGCAACAGGTCAAAATATAGATTATTACCAACCACTATTTCGTGTAATACTTAAAAATGATATTCAATCGTATAGTTTAGGTACAAATAATTTATACCAATTTTCATTAGACTTACAAGAAGCACAGGCGTAATATGGCAGAACGAGAACTATCCTTAGATTTAAAGAAACTGCTTGTAAATAACGAGCCGTTCACTTATGCTCATTTAGTAAAATATGAGAGACCTAGTGCTGCGCTTAAGAATGGCACATTTAGTACAGACGCAAAAAGATATGCATACTATACTGATGCTGGTCATAATATTGATTTTAATGATGGAAGTTTAGACACTGATGGAAATGCTAATGGCACTCAAACTTATATTGCAAATAAGATTTTAAATGTTGGAACATACTCAGAAACTATAGAAGCAAAAGCTTCAGGAATGACAATAAAATTAGCTGCAGAAAGTTTACATAATTCAGTTACTTCTAATGCAATCACAATGAATTCTACTAGCATTACTGTGCCTTCACATATAGATTTAGTTGATGAAGGATTTAGAGAAGGAGATAAAGTTCTTATTACAGGTGGCTCTAATAATAATCAAGAAGTAAGAGTAACAGGAATCAAAACAAACAACACAGTCTTAGTTGTAGAAAATATAGACAGCACACTAGGAAATCAATCAAGTGGTACATCTATCACTTTAAAAATAGTTTCAGAAGAACTTAAAGGTCCTCTTCAACAAATAGGACATACAGAAAGTTTAAAAGCATACCATAATAGAGAAGTATTTGTTTATAAAGCATTTTTAGACCCAGATACTTCTGCAATCAAAGGAGCTCCTGTACTTATATTTAAAGGTATAATACAAGGAACTTCTTTAACCGAAAACCCAACAGGACAACTTACAGTAGATTGGTCATTAACCAGTCATTGGGGAGACTTTGCTCAGGTAAAGGGTAGAATATCAAATGACAAAATACACAGAGCTGTAGATGCTCTCAATAGAGGACAACCAGAAGCAGCACTAAAACCAGAGTATGCAAATGATTTAGGTTTCATGCATTCCGAACAAACAACAAATATCTTAGCAACTTATACTGCAATCGAGCAGGAGATGAGAATAAAAGTTAAGAAAAAATGGGGTGGTTTAAAAACTAAAGTTAAAACTTGGATGGAAGACGTTGAAGTACAGAGGGAAGTTAATTTAGACTTTTCACTTAATGCTCATTTTATTCCAGTTATCTACGGTATTGATAGAGTACAAGGCAAACCCATTTTTGTAGATACTAAATCAAATGACCCTAATAATATTTTTATAGCATATTCACTTTGTGAAGGACAAATTGGTGGACTTTATGATTTATATATTGACGGCAATCCTTTAGTTTGTATTAACAAAGAAGACTCAGATGATAGAAATGATAGTACTGGAGCATCAAAAGAAAATGTTCAAGTATTTTGTAGAGGACGACAAGATTTAGGACAAACTCTTGGTGGAGTAAAAATGTCAGGAACAGGAGTATCAGGCTCTACTAGACAGACATATGCTCCTAAAAGGTCAATGGTAGGATATGGTGAAACAGGCTATGAACCTATGGACGATGCAATAGAAATTAATAATATAGAATATTATACTACCAATAATACGCTTCCAACAGTTACTGCTACAGATTCTAATGGTGGAGGTGTTTTGCACGAGGAAACTATAACATTATCTGAGCCAAATACTATGAGGCTTACTGTACATACAGGTAAATCGGACCAAAAAGCAGATGACACACTTACATCTATTGCAGTATCTCCTAAATTTAAAAGACAACAAGACTATTTTGATGCATCAGATTCAGGTGCTGAATATTGGAGTCCAAATCATAGATTACTAGACACAGCATATGTAGTACTAGATTGTGAAATAGCTGAAGATGCAACAACTGTTCCAGAAATAGAGTATGTAGTAAGAGGAAAAGTACTAGACTGCTATAACTATGATTATAGTTATGACCATGCAGGAACTGGAGGTCAATCTCACACTAATTTTAATGTTGGTGACCAAGTAACTTTAAAGAAAACAAGCGACGATTCAACACTTAATGCAAACGTAACAATTATAGATAAATGGTCTTTTGCTGATGCAGAGGGAAATTTAAGATATAGATTTAGATATAGCACTCCGCCAAATTTAAACTACTCAGACGGTATACCAGGAATCACAGCTTTCTATCATACAGATGGTAGCAACAATTGGAATATGGTTACTTATAATCATATAATAGAATCAGGAACAGTTCCAGCCACCCTTTCAGTAAACACAACAGTTACAGCTACAGATGGACAAGCTTTAACAGCAAACACAGGAAGTAACCCAGGTTGGTTAACTTCTGATGAACCATTTTTCCCTGGTGGTATATTTAACTTCTTTTTCTTTGCAGATACAAATTTATCGTATTTTGGTAAAGGAATTCCTTTTACATTAGGCGGAACTACTTTAACAGCAACAAATACAAATGCTGTGGGAGCAACAGCTGGAACGCAAACATTAGTAGCAGCAGATAAAATAAAATTAGCTAGCTCAGCTAATAACTCAACAGATGGTTTTTATAATGATTATAAAATAGAACTAACAAAAACCGTTACAATAAATGGCGTAAAATCTGCACAAAAAGTTGTGAGAACAATAGGTGATTATCAAGCAGCACAAAGAGTAGCTACAGTAACAGAAACATGGCCAGAAGGAATGGCCCCTGACCCTGATGATGTAGTACAAGAAGCAGGAGCAGTATATACTTATAGATTACTTCCTAAAACTTCTACTGATGATAAAAGAATTAGTATAAATCCAGCAATACAATTGCTTGACTATATGACTGCGCCCACATACGGAAAGGGTTTAGACATTGATAAAGATATAGCTTTATCAGATTTTTTACTTTCAGCAAGAACTTGTGATGACAGAGGCACCCAAACTTTAGTTAGGTCTAGCGGCTCTGCACCTACAGTCGGTGACAGATATGTATTAACTTCAAATGGTACAACTGGCGGTAGTGTTGTTGCCATGGGTATGGTAAAATCAAATGGTCAATTTTCTGATACAAATTCAAACGACTATGTAGTAATGGAAGAATGTTTTGGAAAATTTTCAAAACGCTTCATGAAAAACTCCCACTCTTATAGTGTAGGAGACATAGTATATGGTCCCGCAGGAGGTTATTATAGAGTTACCACTGCTGGGTCAAAAAGCACAGCGCCTACTGGAACTAACCCCACAGGCTTTACAGGCCCACTAACAAGTATACCACTATATAAAATAAGTGGAGGCACAATATCAAGCACAACTTTCAGTGTAGGATTAAATACAGATTTTGGATATCAAAATTATGTAACAGAATATAATAGTACTACTAAAGGATATGATACAGGTTATAGTATTTATGATGCAGACAATATTAAATATTGGAGATACTTAGGTTGGGATTCACCACATCAAAGAAATGTAACAAGGCACCAAACGGTCGGAACAGTAGACACATCAAAATCAGTATTTGAAAATATAAATGGATTCTTACTTAATTTTAATGGTTTGTTATCTTATGAAGCTGGAGAATATGCATTAAGAGTAGAAACAACATCTACTGCCATAAACTCCCAAATAGCAAACTCTGGTGATACAGGATATACTGTGGGAGCTGAAATGAATGCTCGTTATATCACAGAAGCAGACGTTATAGGCACTTTAAATATAAAAGATGAAGGGCCTAAAAAAGCATTTAATACTATTCAAGCTTCTATAGAAGACCCAGGAAATCAATTTAAACCAACAGCAGTAAGTTTTTATGACTCAAACTATTTGAAAGCAGATAAAAATGTAATTAAATCAGGAAACATGAGTCAACCTGCAGTAAGTAATTATTTTAATGCCCGTATAAATGCCGAAAACTATTTAAGAAAGTCTAGATTCGGAATGAATGTTAGCTTTAAAATAGGGCCAAAGGCTTTACTACTTTTACCAGGAGAAACAATTGCATTAGACTATCCAAAATTTTGGTCTACACCTAAGAAGTTTAGAGTAGCAAATATTAATTTTAATAAAGATTGTACAGCAAGTATAACCGCCACAGAGTATGATGACAGTTTTTATACTATAACTGCACCAACTCTTTCTAGTGTAAGTGGTAATGACCAAAGACAAGGACTACAAGCAGCTCCAGGAAATCCTGGCACACCTACTGCTACTGCAGGTGCAATTGGTACTATAGAACTATCATGGTCTAATAATAGTAACTTTACTGATAATATGTTTACTGAAGTATGGGTAAATACTTCTAGTAGCACTAGTGGAAGAACACTCTTACAAAGAGGTAGTAAATCAGAAGTATTTACACATGCTGTAGGAGAGGATAACGCTACAAGATATTATTGGATTAGACACGGTAAAAGAGTTGTATTAAACTCTGGTGGACAAAATAAGTCAAAAGTATTATTTTCTGATTTTGTTACAGGTGACCCTGTTACAAATGCTACCACAACTATTCCAGCTAGTTTTTATGGTGTTACTTTAAGTTCTAATTTCGGAGCATTTAAATTTAGTGCAGATGGAAATACACAAACACCTACATCAATTACTATAACAGCAGATAAACAAAACTTAACAGGAACAAGTACAACGTTTACTGCAACAAATAGCTCTGGAGCAAGTGTAACACTTACAGGCTCAGGAAACACTAGAGCTTTATCGAATACTAATTTTGGTACTACTGATTATGTGACTGTAACAGTAACAGTTACAACAACAAGTGCAGAAAGAAGTGCTGGTGCAAATAATACTTATACTGATACAGTAACTATACAAAAAATACAAGACGGATTAGTTGGTTCTAATGGAGCAAATGCGAAAACAGTAAAACTAACAGCCGATGATTATTCTATTGTATATAATGCTGCAGGTGCAAGCCCTAGTCCTTCAAGTAGTATAACATTAACTGCTACTGCGCAAGGCTTTACAAATCCATACTTTAAGTTTACAGGAGATGGCATTTCAGATGAAAGCTCCTTTACAGATGGAGCAAGTTCTACAAATGATACTTTCACATTCAGTGTACCTTCTAGCCATTTTACTACTCCTAAGTCTTTAAGAGTTGGAGTTTCAGAAGCTGACCAAACAGAAGTAGCTTTTGATACTATAAGCATTTTTGCAGTAAAACCAGGACAACAAGGAACAGATGGAGCAGAGCCTGTAACAAAAGAATTTGCAGTTACAGTTTCAGGTGGAAAATTCGTAATAAATGGAGTATCTCAAAAAGAACTAACACTTCTTAGAGGCTTTACTTATAAATTTGACCAATCAGCATCTACTAATTCTAATCACCCTATTCGTTTTTCAACTACAAGTAATGGTACACACGGTGGTGGCTCAGCTTACACATCTGGAGTAACCAATACAGGAACACCAGGAAGTTCAGGAGCATTTACTACATTTAAAGTACCAAGTGATGCACCAGCTACTTTATATTACTACTGTGCAAATCATAGTGGTATGGGCGGTGAAGTAAATACACAAGATTTAGGCTCAGGTATAACTGTAATATGTACAAATGAGTCTCATGCTGTACCTGCAGATAATGGCGGTGGAAACCCTGTAATGACAGGAAGTGGTACTTCATTCGAAGTATTTAGAGGTAATACACAACTTACAGGAATAACAAGTGGAACTCCTGGTGCTGACCAATTTAAAGTAACAGTAACAAGTGACACAAATATAACAGTTGGGTCTCAGTCAGCTTCTTCTCAAGCAATAGTATTTGCAGACCATTCTTCAATGACAGCTACAACAGCGAATATTGTTTATTCTATAAATGTAGAAAATACTCAAACATTTACAAAGAAACAATCATTTTCTAGAGCAGACAAAGGTAATACAGGTAGTACTGGACTAAAAATAAAAGAATTAGAATTATACTATACTCTTGATTTTACAGGGTCAACTAATTCTTATTCAGCTATTACAAGTGGGCCGAGTACAGGAACCTATACATTTAATAATGATACTCTAGCTTCTATACCTACAGGTTGGACAAGAACAAAACCACAAGCTGGGGCAGGCTTTTTTACATACATAAGTACTGCACTAGCTACTGAATCTTCTTCTGGAAGTAATACTTCAGGAAGTTTAACTTGGTCTACTCCAGGTAGTTATTTTAATGGATTCAATGTACAAAACTTTATATTTAAAAGAGCAACTTCTGCAGAAACTCCTGGTCAAACTGACTATCCTGCTATACCTTCGGGGTGGTATGATGATATAGCAAATGTTCCTTCAGGGTCAAATCCTATATGGACTTCTGCTGGTACTGGAGGATTGCCTTCTTTAGGTAGTGGGTCATGGACAGCAAAAACTACTTGGCAGAAATCAACTCAATTAGAGGGAACAGATGGAACTTCAGTAACAGTATCTGGTACTTCTACAGATGGTAGTGGAAATACAGTAGTCACATTTAGTGATGGCAGTACTGCTACAATATCAAAAGGTAGTGACGGTCAAACACAAGGTGTAAAAGTAGCCTATGCTTCAGACGCAAATGGCTCAAATAAAAGTTTTACACAAGGTAGTTTAACTTTTGTTAAATATGTGGAGTATACAGGCACAGCTCCAGCTATAACAAATAGCGTATTTAATTCAGGTTATGTACAATTTATCGGTGGAGACGGAACTTCAGAAGGTGTAAAACCTATCTATGCAAATAACTCGAGTGGAAGTGGAGCTAGCTTTACACAAGGTAGTAGAACTTTTGTAAACTTCTACGAATGGACAGGCACAGAACCAACTAGTATACCTAGTGGACTTACTTATGTGAAATATATTGGTGATGACGGCTCAGATGGAGCAGCTTCACAAACAGTATTCTATAGAAAATCAGGTGCAAGCAGATGGGTAGCACCAAGTGCTCCTTCAGGAAATATTACAGCAACTTCAATAGCAAACCAATGGGGTACTGACTTTGTAGCTCCAGATGCTTCAAATGTAGTTTGGCAGTCAATTGGTAATAAACCTTCGGGCGGAAGTTTTAGCTGGGGAGCACCCACTATATTCTTTGATAAAGATAGAATAGTAGATTTATTTGAAGATAACTATAGCTGGGATTTTAGCTCAAATAACTTAGGTTTTATAGGACTAACTAATAATGATTATTTAAATTCTCAAGTACAATTACCAACATCAACAACAGGAAGTGGAGCACCTACTTCAACTCCTCCAAACGGGTCAACATATTTTGATTCAACAAATAAAGAATCTTACTTAAGAACAGGTACTACTTGGACAAAACAAACATTTAATTATAATGATTTAGGTGGGTTACCTACATTATTCGGAGGTGGTTGGGACGATTTAACAGGTACCGTTCCTTCCACAGTACTTAATAGTAATGTTAGTTTAACAAGTTTAGGATATACAGGAGCCACAGATGCGAATAATTATTCATTACCTGCAGATGTACTAAAAGGCAATCTAAGTGTTAATGGACAAGTTATTACTTTTACAAAAAATGATGGTACTACAGGTACTATCACTACTCAAGATACAAACACTCAATTAAG